CGTTGACCATGGCGTCAGAAAATGGATGATATTGCATTAGTACAACACCTCCTCAAAAGATAACGTGATATAGGTATACCCCAAGCGACGATGCTGAAATTTACCCTGTTCATTATCAACGAGCCGAAAAACCCCAAAAGGACGCTCAACCTCGAGCATTTCATTGACGGTAGGTGATGTTCTTAACATCGGCGAAATAAGAATAATGGCATGTCCTTGATTATCACTGACCACATCCGCCACCACCATTTTGAGTTCATTACCCACAGTTAAGCGATCCCCTTGCTGTAATACGCGCATATTGCGCTTCCAGTCCTTTGTTTCTAGCCGATTACCCAATTGACTCGGTATTGCAATACGAGGCGAACCATACCCATAACGCCCTTTTCTTATCCAGCTTGATATTTTGACCCGTCCCGACATCCCATCCAATGAGGCCACCAGCGCTTCTAACTGGCGCGATTTCTCTTCATTTAAATTATTGAATGTCAGCTCACAACGCCAACGACTTCCAGGAAAGCGTACCGTCTGGCTACCTCCATTAAATGGCGAGGTAAAGGTTTTGCTGTTACTCAATAATTGCCAGTTTTCCTGTGTGGGGATCACCTCTTTTGGCCATTCAAGAATAGACATTTAAACTCCTAATGTTCTGCGTGCTGCGCCATTACTTTGAAAGTCTTGTAACATCATCGCGTGAGCTTTCTGTGCGCCTGCTTCTGTCCCTTGTTGTGCGGCTTCTTTCATTGCCTGCGCAAGTACAGCGTCACCATTTCCTGTCACCGTAATATGATTAACGACTGTCATTTGCACACTACCCGCACGGGCTAACGTCGGTTGTGGTGTAACGGGTATTCGTCCTGCGACAGAGCCCACAAAGCCCCCCGAAGCATAACCTTGCGCAGCATGCATTAAGCGATAGAGATTGCCGACACCTAATTTAGCCGTCGCTTCTTTGGTAAAAACAAACTCACCACCATGCACAATCCCTTTAGGTTCGAATTTCCCGCCATGCCCTGTATAACCACCGTAAGCATGCCCTTTGCTCATCCATCCCATATCAAAGCCCATTGCCTGCCCACCTGCTTCAATGGCTTTGAAAATCAGCATTTTCATCACCATTCGAGTGATATCGGAGATCACCGCATTGGCAAAATCTTTAAAGCTTCCTTTGCCCGTTAAAGCAAAATCGGCTAATGCATCAGACATATTATTAAGGGCATTGGTGGTGACGTTTCTGACGTTTTCCATCACATCCATAGCCGACTCACTGAAATCCGATAAACCTTGTTTTAATCCCGCCATCGGATCGCCTTTCATGGCCTCTCGCTTCCTTAGCTCTTCCTCAATCTGCTGTTTAGTGAGTTCGACATTACGTTGTAAGTTCACCAGCTCTTTTTCGCCTAAATCCACACTGGCTTGCTGATACAGCACATCAATCTGACGAAGGGCATTAAGCTTTTCTTGCTCTGCGCGTGTCTTTCCTATCAAGGTGGTTTCAAATTGCATCTGCTCAATTTCTTTACCGCGATCATAAGCAAATTGCGCAACCGAGTTAGCACGAGCTAAATCATCAATGGCTTTCGCTTTTTCTTTTATCGTCTCAATGGCTTTGGAATCGATTTTTAAGATGGCATCAAACTTGTCTTTATTCTGTTTGATATCAGCTAATGCGGATGTGTATTCATTAAAGGAAGAGGTAGTGCCATACAGCTGAATACTTTGTCCATCTGCAATCAGTGAGGCTTGTTTTTCCTCTAATTCCGTTAAGATTTTGGTGTATTGCTTGGCATAATCAATGGTTGATTTGTGGCTGGGCTTATACGTCCGTTTGGCTTGCAGTGCCAGTTGTGCCTCAATTTCAGCTTGTAAGGCCTTATCGTAGCCTTGCATATCTGGCGTAATTTTGCGTGAAGCCAATACATCTTCTGCATTTAATTTCGCTAATGCCTTCCCTGTGGCTTGCGCTTTTGCCACTGAACGTTGCGATTTTTCAATCGATTCATCAATCTGTTTAGCAATCGCCGTGGCGACATTCACTTGGCTATTTGTCGCCTGAAGCGTGATATCAATGAGTGATTCATATTCAATGCCTAAACTCTTTAAACTCGCCTTAAGTGAATTGATAACGGCATCAACATTTTGTAACTCAGTGGCATAGCGTTTATATTCCGGAGCTTGATCGCCCACTTTTTCTTTGAGTGTCGCCAACATATTTTGCATATTGGCTCGCTGACGCTCTAAGTTATTAACTTGCTCTGCATATGTCCCCATCGCAGCATCAAGCTCTTTTTGCTTTTCAGCCACTCGTTTAAGGTATAAATCCCCCACACCTTGTTCAGCAAACGCCTTTTCACTCTCAACGCTGTATTTTGATAGACCTTGTAAGGAAATGACCTGTTGTTTAAGCTCCTCGACTTTCTCCAATTGCGCGTTAATGCCCGATGAAACTTTACTTAAATTCGCCACTAATGTGGCATTGCTCATTTTGTTTAACGCTTCTGTTGATGTATCAAGGGAATTGGCAAATTCAATCGATTCGAGTTTGGCTTGTTTGACATTTTCGCTGTATTCATACAATCCCATGCCCAATGCTGCAACACCCGTCAACACTAATCCAATAGGGCCACCCGCGAATCCCATAACACTGTTAAGTGCTCGCCCCGCCACCGTTGATTGACGCCGAGCGGTCGTTAATGCACGTTGAGCAACGTTTTCGGCGGTTAATGCCTGTGTATAATTTAGAGAGGCTGTTCTTGCGAGTGACTTTGTGGCGATAAGGTTATCAAGTGCTATTTTTTCCGCGTTAGTGCCTCTAGCAACTTGATATTCCATTTTGGCTCTATTGAGCGCCGATGTGGTGGCTTCTTTATCCGCCCATGCCTTCCTCACGGCACTGGTTGCTGCCACACTGTTTGCCTCTGCACTCTGTAATGTGGCTTTGGCTTCATTCAACGTTGTCTGATTTTTCAGATAAGTGGCTTTCGTCCATTGAGAGAGTTTTGCTACCAATGCCGTGACGGCGATCCCTTCGACTACTTTAGCGACTAACGATAGATTATCGGCAAGAGTGGTCATCCCTGTGGTAAAAAGCTGAGTCGCACCTGTACCTTGATTCGCTTCACCGATAAATTTTGTCATCGCCGATTGAAGATTAGTAAAACCTTGGCTAACCGTTGTCACGCTGGTAGCAAATTTTTTATCCACACTGTCGGCTGCACGTTCTAAGGCTTGAATGACTTTTTCAATCGTCATTTCACCGTCTTGGGCTTTCTTCCTTAGTTCACCCACACTAACATTCATTCCGTCAGCGATGGCTTTCGCTAACGCAGGCGTTTGCTCCATCACTGAATTTAGCTCTTCGCCACGTAACTGACCCGAGGCTAATGCTTGACCAAATTGAGTTAATGCCGCTTGGGCTGCGGTTGCACTCGCTCCTGAAATCGCCACGGCTTTTGAGACAGTTTCCGTGAGTTCAGCGACTTTTTGCTGACTTAATCCTAAGCGATCGGCATTATCCGCAAAACGTTGATAAACCTGTGCTGTGGCATCCAATGATTGATAGGTTTTTTGGGCAATATCATAAACCGCTTGTGTGGCTTTATTTAACTCAACGGAGCTTTCTGTCACCAGTTTTAAGCGGTTCTGTAATTCCGTCCAACTATCGGCATAATTAATGACTTGATGAATGGATAATGCACTTGCGGTGACACTCGCAAAACGGGCAAAAAGCGCCGAGGATTTTGCGGTTTGCGATACCATTCGCTCTTGTTGCACGGTGATAGCTTGAAGGCTGACGCGAATACTTTGCCCAAATTGTTCTGTTTGGCGCTGGCTACGGTTGATCGCATTTGTGAAATTTGCCGTATTCAGCGTCAAATCAATATTTAATCTACCTAATGCTCCCGCCATAAATTCAATCCTTGGTATGAACACTACAAAAGCAAACTTTCACCCTGAATAAATGCAATATTCCTTGTTATTTGCTATTGCTTTAATTATTGATAAACTGAAATTTCGAATAATAGAGGGGGTTTTATGAGACTTATTCTGGCGTTATTACTACCTTGGTTACAATTTTTCACGATTGGTCGCCCATTTGCTGGCATCTTCTGCCTTATCCTACAAATCACCTTAATTGGGTGGATCCCTGCGGCTATCTGGTCGGTTTATGCCCTTTCTCAATACAATACGGATAAAAAAATTGAGAAAATGTCTCGCGGTGGTTAACGATTAAGCCCCACGGATGTGGGGCTATCGATTAGCTAATACACTCTCAGTGACATTATCCCACAGTTCTTCTTCCGTGATTTTCTTCTTCCACATCGGCATAAAATCCATCAATTCAGGCGGAGACGTTTTCGGATCACGATTTATCATCGCGAGAAGATGCGCCACTTGTGCCATCCGATAATCCTCTCGCCATAAACCAAAGGGTTGTTTACGATAAAAGGCCTCATATTCACACAAGTGGCTTTCGGGCATTTGCTCGATTTCCGCGAGCGTTTTTCCCAGCGCCAACGACAATATCAATTGAAATTGTCGTCGGTCTCCAAGTTTTTTTCGCTGTTCCCCGCTTCGGCCGTAAACACCGCATTAGAGAACCCTTGCCCTAGACGATTAAGACCTTTTAAGTCTTCTTCATTTTCAGCATCAAAAAGCAGTTCCCCTTTTTCATCACACAACTTAAAGGCCAACATTCTGGCGACATCATATTCATCGTAGACACGATTTATCGCCTCGTTAAATTGTTCGGGATCGTCTTCGTCTAAGTAAATATCCTGCGCTTCGGCGAGCTTGATTTTAATTTGACGAAGTTTGCGCTGAATGTAATTCATGGTGCCAACATCCAACTCTTTGACATAAAAGGTGTTGTCTAAATAGGTAAAAGGCGTCACTTTCAGTGCTTGGTTTAACACTAATTCACGCAATAACGCGTTAGACATAATCACTCCTAAGATTTTTTATCGAGAAGGGAGAAGAGAAATAATGAAAGAGGTGAATTAGGGGTTATTTCTTCGCATTCAAATAATCACGGCCAGACAATTTAATCGAGATCCCCGAATCCATCATTTGTCCTACACTGCCATCAATATTCATGCCCGTTTCGACGGAGCCGTAATAAAACATGGAGCCCTCATCTCGTGTTAAGACCATTTTCACTGCGAATTTTTCTTTGCTGTTTTCATATTTACGCAAGAGTCGCTGCACATCACTGGAGCTATACCGTAAGAAAAAGGTCAATTTAATTGAACCGTATTCCGTATCGCCCGATTCATATTCCTTGCCATCACTGCAAATAGTGGTGACATCAATTTGTTCGGTTGTCGAACCGTCTTTGCTGAAACTTTTTACCGCACAAAAGTTATTAGACCATTGAATACGTTGTGCCTTAGCACTTGAAAAATCAGTGGGTAGCGTTTTATCACTCCAATCCACTTCGTCGCACAGGGTCACTTTGTTGCCATCAACCTGTGCAACAGGAAAACGTCCATCTAACTCCCCGAGTCCCGATAACATAATCATGTCATCGGCTTTCAGCTTATTATTGGCGATAGTAATGGTTGCGGGTGATAACGTCGCTTCGGTCACGGTCATCGCCTCTCCTAAGCCTGTTTGCACAAAGATCTTCGTGCCGAGGAAAGGCGTCGCTTTATGGTTCTTTGGCTTTGTCATATCCATTCCTTATTTATCTGATGAAATCATTAATTCAAGAACAAGCCGATGCAATTTGACATCCGCTTCATACCCAAAGACCGCATTCACCCGTTGTGCGAATGGGATCGCTTCAACAATCTGAGCCTCAATTTTTTTACGCAAGACCATAAGGGGTTGTGGCTGTGGCGCATACACATCAAGTTGCACACGATAGTTGTCTAAATCCGTATCCTCCAGCGCACTGTTAGGCGTGATGCTGGCAAACTGGATCACAATGGCGGGATAATGCCCTTTGCCTTCAGGTAATACCTGAAAAAAAACCCTTCCATCAACCAGCGGTGAAAGGGTCTCTTTTAATTGCTGTATCATGGTCTCTACCTTGCTTTTTCAATATCCTCTTTGAGTGTTTGAACTATCACTTTAGCTGTCGCTTCCTTTTTCGCTTCAAAGCTGGGGCGCATAAACGGTTGTGCGGGCATCTTGGCGGTACCAAACTCGACAAACCACCAATAAAACGGATCATTTGGGTTCAATGCTGCACTTTTTCCCGTTGCTTGTTTAAAGGCAGACACTTTTTTACCCGATAATGATTTTACCCAAATACGTGTTTTGACTTGCCCATTGCGCTGCACTTTCGTTTTAGAACGAATATTGCGCTTGAGGGTACCCTTGCGTCGATGGGGCACCGTTTCCTTAAGGATAGGCACTCGATGTTTGATTTCTTCCTTTAACACCGAAGCGCCTGTATTCATCGCCTTACGCGCACTTTGATTTCTGGTTTTACGGGCGATGTCTTGCATTCGTTGAGCGAGTTCAGACAATCCACTGATTTTAATCTCACCCATCATTCACGCCCTCTTTGCACATTAATTGAAGCTCACGATGACGCTCATCAGGGTCAATAATCGAAATAATATTAAATAGTCGCTTACCCCATACAATACGCATTGAGGTATCGATATCAGCGATATAGCGAATAAGAATTCGTGTTGTGGCCTCACTTTGTACTTGCTGGGCTTGAAAATATTCCCGCCCTTGATAAGGCATGATCGCTGCACGTACTTTTGTCGCATGATCCGTCCAAATCACATCACTGCCACTGATGGCATCAGGCGCTAATACTGATTTTTGAATATGAATGATATGACGTAATCGCCCAGCTTTCATGATTGCCCTCGCATCGGTCTGATCCGGTATACACGCAAAGCATGACATAACGATTCTGGAAGTGATTGCCCTTCACGATTTTCATACCAAAAACCCACCATTTGCCGAAGCCTCAAATTGATATCATCAGTAAGAAGCAATCCCATGGGATCATTGTCGGGAACGTAATCACTATACAAATTTCGATTTGTTAATCTTTTCACTTCAGCGATAGCGGCAGATAAATACTGCTGTAACAAATTATTATCGTAATCACCATCGATATTACATTGATGTTTCAACTCTTCGATAGTTGGAAATGCCATTCCTCCCTCCTAATATCCCGCGATTATCCCAAATCGCGGGAATGAAAATGGCTATCAAGCACAGTATGAATAACACTAGCCCTGCCTCGCCGCTCCAGCTTTTAGTAACTTCACAGCATTACTGTCAACTAACATAGCGCCAACACGTTTTGTTGTGTAAAAATGAACAAACGGTTTGTTGGTATATGGGTCACGTAACATACGAACACCAATACGATCAAGAATAGTGTAACAGCGGTTGAAGTTACCAAAAGCAATCGGCACAGCGTCAGCAGAGATATCCGCAAATTGCTCATTTTCTGCAATGCCATACCCTAATAATGCTGAAGGTTGCCCTAATTGCAGACCGGGTTGCCACAAATAATTACCTTGAGCATCTTTCAGTGTGCGAACTCGGAATAATGTATTGTTATTCATCATAAATTTAGCACCTGTACGATAAACCTTTCGCATGGTGTAAATTAATTTCATGATTTCATCCGCTGTGATTTCTGTCGGTTTTTTCAATAACAAATGCTGCAACTTACCCCACTCACGTTCTTTATCGCCTTTATCGTCACTGCCGTATGCCAACAGGCCTTTAGGCTTTTTAACACCGTCACCGTGGGTAAATACCGCTTCTTCCTGCTCTGCAAATTCTGTGGCTAACTCACTGGTGATGAATTGCTCAACATTAAAAAAGGCATCATCAAGCATGGTTTGAGTGGCGGCAGGGTTACCGTAGATTTCCCCCCAAAAAGGTTCAATAGAAGCGAGTTTTGATGTATTGGTTTCAGGGCGTTTATCCACTTCCCCCACCCATCCACTATTTGTGCCACCTTGATTAATCAGACGTTTAAACTTCCCTGTGCCAACCGTAATCACATTACACTCTTGACGCATAACCACTTCATCACGCAATGCCGTAATGATATTACGATCCAGTTCTTCGGGTACCGCATAACCACCGTCAGGATCTGAACCGACTTGCATCGCTTTGCGCTCTAACTCTGCAAGCCCATCATCTGTACCTTTACGCACAAATAATTCAAACGCGGTTTTATGCTCAGTGACATCTTTATTCGTCACGCGACTATCGGGACGTTTAACTGAAGCTAATTCAGCCTCTAAATTACTTTTTAATTCATCCAGCTCTGATAATTTGCCATTTAAGGTATCGACGGTTGCTGATAATTTACTTTTTTCAGCTTCAATTGCCTCAATACGTTTATCATTCGACTTTTTAAACTCGTCAAACTGACTTTTCAATTCCTGCGCAACTTCACTGACATCTTTATGATCAATAGCCATAATTTTTCCTTTATTATTTAAAAATAGATTTCAATGTTTCTAATGCTTCTTGCTCAACATCACGCAGAGAAAGAGCATCATAGCCTCTAGCCATAAAAGCCTTAGCTTGTGTTCGCGAAAGCCCAACATCGCGCAGGACTCGCTCAATACTTTTTGGTGTGGGTAATTCACCACGAGCAAATGCCGACTTCACATCACTGACTCGCGCTTCATCATTGGAAGGGAATGTCACTAAGCTGACTTCCCATAGGTCGATTTCTTTCAGTAGAAAAGCATCTTTACTGCGGTCATATTCATAATCTTTAAGAATGTAACCAATAGAAAGGCCGGAGAGTGATCCGGCCTTCATGTGAGCATGTGCACGTTTAGATAAAGGGTCGTCATCAATTAATAGGCGCCCTTTTACATAGAGTCCGGTGCTGTCCTCTCTCATCTCGGTATAAATACCAATAGGCTCAGCCATTTGGTGTTGCCAAAGTAAGGCAGGTAACGCACCTTTTTCTTTCCACTGACTCAGGGAATTAAGAAAAGCGCCCGGCATCACAATATCGGCATAACTGTCTTTCACACCGAAAACGGAGCCGTAGCCTTCAAACTCGCCAGAGTCACTAACAGACTTAATTTTCAATGGCATATCAAGCCGCTGTTTGGTCGTCATCGGCATGCGCTTTCTCCTCTTGTTTTTGGGTTTCTGGCTTAGTGGTCATGTTCATCGGTGTGAGATAAATATCGCCCCCCTCACGAGGATTTAACTCTTCGAGTTCTCGGCATTCATTAGGTGAATAAATCCCCCAGTTAATACCTGTTGAGTAGGCTTCAAATCGGGATTTCATGTCACCACGTAATAAAGCACCAGTATTAAATTTGGCATAAAAAGTCCCTTGCTTACTGGCTTTTACCAGTCCTGCATTAATGCGTTGCTCTATACGAATAAGGTAGGGAACAAGTGAGTAATTAATAAAACCAATACCCAAGTTTTCAATATTATTGAATGTGGCACGATCGGTGTTTTGCACCATATGAAGAGGAACACGAAAAATACGGCAAATTTCCTCTAACTGAAACTTTCGTGTTTCAAGAAATTGCGCATCTTCGGCCGATAAGCTGATTTGTTGCCATTTCAATCCCATTTCTAAAATCAAAGGTTTATGCGCATTAGTTAGTCCTTGATGATTTTCCTCAAAATCACGCTTTAAACGGTCAAATGCGAGATCTGAAAGCTCTTGCTCTGTTTGAAGCACACCACTTGTCACGGCGCCATTACCAAATAAACGCGCACCATGCTCTTCGGTGGCTAACCCCAGCCCAATGGCTTGACGTGCATAGGCGATCGGACTTAATCCCACTAAACCATCAAGGGTAAAAATCCGTACATGCCAGATTTCCTGCTGTGTCAGTGTTTCACTTTTACCATTAGGAAATGTCACCTGATACTCTGGCTCCCATTGGTTATTTAATTTTGGCGTGACACAACTAGGATCAAGAGGTAGTAATTCAACCACTTCGCCTAAGGCGTATACCTTATAAGCATAAAAATTCCCTCTTAAACACAAACAAGCAATTAATAGTTCCCAAAGCTCTTGTGGGGTCATGTAATTATTAGGCTTAACCGCCAGTAATTTATGCAACCTTTCTTTGGTCGCACGTTTATTTCCGCTTTCTAACTGTTCATATAAAGAACATGGCAACATACCGACCGACTCTGCCAAAACACGAACACAACTAAATACAGAAGTCAGTTGCATTGCGAGTTGTGTACTCACCTTTCGACCAGAATAAGTGTCATAGGACAATCCAATTAATTCGCTTAATTCTGATGACGTTATGACTTTCCGAGATTTCTGAAATAACGTAGGAAAAAACATTATTCCTCCTTGCTATTTCGAGATTGACCAAGTGCTTTTGAAACAAGATATGACCAAAAAAGACATAATCCCCCAGCACACATATACCCCATCGGTGGATAGGTTAACCAAGCCCCAAATGACAATAAACAGGCGCCCGCAATCCCAACCAATAAGGCTGTTATGGTTAAAAATTTCATAAAATTTCCTTAAAGAGAGCGTAAACCTCTAGAGGCTAGAATAGAGGAAAGTGTATCTTCTTGGTCATTTAACATTGCACGCCCAATAGCCATGATCAGTGCAACCGCACCGTCAATTTTATTTTCGTTTTGCTCTTTGATGGGTCTCACCACATCATCATTACCGGGCAAAAATTTGCCAACAACATTACTAATACACCATGTCATGATGGGGTTACCATCATGATGAAAACGTCCAGAAGCAATAGCTGCTTCAAGCTCTTTCATTGGATCTGACATGTTTGTATAGTTCTGTACGATAGTAATAGGGTTTAACCCTTCATCCGCTAAATGATGAGAAAGATTGGTTGCACCATGGGGATCAATGGGACTTTCATCGATAGGGTTACTAAGGTTATCGGCTTTTGCATCTTCCAATATAACGCGATAATCAATTTCAGCCCCATCAGTTAATGTTAAATGCTTCGTTTCAACCCATTTTTTAAAGCGCTCAGCCGTGCGTTGATTTTCAATATCTGCACCAAAAACTGAGTCATAAGGCACATAAAAGCTTGGTGCGATGCAATAATAATGCCGTTTACCCTCAATATCTCGCGTAAATAACTTAACACGAGAGTTCATATCCAGTTTTCTCGCCAAATCGAGGGCTTGAACACAAGATTGCCCTTCAAACATCTCTATGGTTAGCGTTTTATCTTCACATTCTCGCCAACTAAGCATATTGAAATACGCCGAACGAGCCGAAACCCAAATATTCAAATGTTTCGTTTTAAATATACTAGCCAGTCTTGGGTTGTTTTTAGCACGATTTTGTTGACTAATCAGGAATTCACTGTAAATCGATATTCCCATGTTGGGATTTGCTTTTTTTAATATCTCAGGATCCGTCCAATCATCACCTTCATCAACGGTATAAATCACCCCAAATAATTCTTCATTCGGTACAGTCCCATTGAGCATTTCAATGACTTCACGACGTTTATCATAGCAAGGGCCTTCAATATTATACCCTGCGGTTGTGATCGCCCACATTAATGGCTGTCGTCTCGCCCCCATTCCCGTTAACATAGTAGTATAGAGTGAATCAGAATCATGCTCATGGTATTCATCAACAATTGCACAATGCGGTGATTGTCCATCGCCAGGATTGCCAATTAATGGTTCGAACCGAGCCCCATCTTCTGGACGGTTCATATTTTTCGCATTAACTTCAATCCCAAAAGCTTCTATTAACAATGGAGTGCGCTTACACATTAATTTAGCCGGTCTAAAAACCTCCCAAGCTTGTTTTTCTGTTGTCGCCCCAGAATATACTTCAGCGCCAAATTCGTTATCACAAGTAAAGCAATACAGCGCAACCCCTGCCGAAATCGCTGATTTTCCATTTTTACGCGGGATTTCGGTATACACTTCACGAAAGCGACGAAGTTTTGTTCCTTTATGTACCCACCCAAAGGCACTACACACAATAAAAAGTTGCCAAGGTTCTAACGTAATAGGCATACGCTTAAATGCCCACTCACCTTTAGTATGAGGCAATAACTGAATAAACTTTGCAGCTTGTTCTGCTAAATCCTTATCAAATCGATAGCGAAATTTTCGTGATTTTTCTTGCGCCATATCATCAATGTGTCGCTGACAAGCATCAATCACATACTGGCATACCACAATCTTGCCACGCACCACATCGCGCGCATATTGATTTGCCGCATTGACGTTCGGGTAAGATTTACGGCTCATGATGAAATAATCCTCATAAAGGGGTTATCTTGTTTTTTCTGCCCCGCAAGACCAATTAATCGCTGACGACTACTCGGATCTAAACCTAACATTGCGCCCGTGCGATCCATTTCACTTTCTTGTTCTTTTTTTGCCGTTAAATCAGGGTTTTTTACTGGTCCCCCCGTAGCACCAATTAAGCGAGTACCATCACGCATGATTGCAATCACCAAATTACGCCAAATATGATAGGCAACACACCAACGCTCAAGCACAGCAAGATCAGTAACACATAAGATACCTTGCCCACATAACTCCTTCACTGTGAGATCCCACATCACAATAGCCAAATCAATATTATGCTCAATAAACCAATCAGGTGGCGATGCACCATTTAATGGTGTGAATACCGGCTCGTCTTTATTGAGTGCTCGTTTTCCCGGATTACCAGCCAATTCTTTTCTGGCTATAGGCTTCGGGCGACGACCTGATTTGCCCGGCGTGCCAGCCATAAAAACGCCTCCTCATTGACAGGAAAATATCAGTAAAATTTAACATTTATTGCCATTTTAATTTCATTTTTCGCGGGTATAAAAATTCGATTGGGGGCGCGGTACGGAGCAATGAAAGCCGTAGAGATTTGACCCGCCCTCCCCTTCTAAAAACGAAGCTAAGCACTTAAACCTTTTTCGATGAGCCTAGCCATTGCTGATTATCGCCTGCTCTTCTGTCTCATTATAACCATCAGCAAGCCAAGCCTCTGTTCGTTTAACGCTTCCCCATAGCATTCTTGATGGATTTAAAAAGTTAGATACCATATCAATAGCAATGCGGATACTCTGTTGTATATTTGATGCGAATACTCTAGGGTCATCATCATGTCCCCAATGCTCAAGCTGTTCTATACGAAAAAGTATGTAGTCTATGTCGATATCTACCATGCGTAAAAACCATTCAGGCGCTGACTCTTCTTGTGCTTGTATTCGTTTACGCTTGAGTTGCATTAATTGAGGATATGCCTTGATACTATCTGCATAAGCCTTTGCAAATAATGTTGTTTGGTATTCATTCTGAGATAATGGTAAATCAGGTAGCTCCATTGATGTCCTTCCCTTGCCGTCTTGGTTCTATGACATGGAATACATAACGACTGCAGGTTCTCTTCTGCATCGGTCCCCCCATGTGCCTTAGCAATGATATGGTCAACCGTTTTCGCTTCGGTGGCTCGTCCTGCCCTTAAGCATTCTTGACAGAGATACTTATCACGCTTGAGTATACGTACTCGCAGTTTATCCCACTTGGCACCATAACCACGTTGATGACGAGACTTACCGCGCTGGTGGGTTTCCCATCCTAGGTTTTGATGATCTGCACAGTAACCGTTACGTTCTGTTGTTGTCTTGGCGCATCCCTGTTTACGACATGCGCGAGGTATGCGAGGTGGCATGTTATCTCCTATAACCTAAAGAGGAGAATAATCCCCTTTGATTTTAAAGGCGGAATTTCTCACCTTTACTTCTGACTGCACCATGTTCGATTAATAGCGTCAGACCATACCTGTTGATCTGCCTGTCTTAATCTAATGAGTTCAGCTATATCATTATCTTGTCGATCCACTCGCATACGTAAATCTGCTAGTTGAGCATTAACGCTCTGCTCTGACTTATTACTAACAAGCACACCATTAAACACAGCCGAATTAATAAGGGCATCTTTAATAAAAAACTTACCAGCGTGCGGATAGGAAAATTGAGGGATTGATTTAGGATTCATACCTACATCTTGCATCAGTTGTTTAATGCGAGTGAGTTGTTCTTCTAACTTATCTAGGTCTGAGGTATCTACTGAGACTTTTAATTGAATAGTGTTATCTGGCATAGTGTTCTCCAATAAAAAAGATCGCCAAATAGCGACCTCTTATTTATTATTCTATTTCAATCAGCTTGACTGGTTTTTCACCTGCTTCATGACACCAATTATTATATTCACTAATCGTGCGCATAAGTTCACTATCAGCTAGTCCAATCTTATCAACCAGACGAGTTAAGTTTTCAGCATCGAAAACGACAACTTCAGGAGGAACGTAATTAATGTTTCCTTTTTGATGTAGTGAATAAATCACAGCACGTAAATTACTTATAGCCTTAGTTCTTTCAATGTGTTGTGTTTTGATTTTTTCGAGTAGTATTTTACAACGACCTACTGCTTCATAGTTAATCTGATTATCTGACATATCTATCTCCAATAAAAAAGCCACCAGCGATTAACTGATGGCTATCTATATAAACTCTATCAACGCCACTCAATGAATGACGTTTGTAGAATTAAATAGGTTTATGTCTCTCCATCGTCACGCCCCTCCTTCTACCTACAGCTGACGTTGCTGATAATGACCGAAAATAACAAAACGGTGGTATTCGTTGTTTTTGGTTCTCACTATGTGCTCTCTGTCGAGAATAAAACAGGTCATAGCTAACATAGGAGACAGCGACAACACTACGCCTTCTTCTATTGGCACGAAATAAAAATAGCAGTATGATTAATGAGTATTTATTTTTTGCTTAAATTCAGCCACCCTGTGAAATCAAACTCACAGGGTTATTTTTATATTGTGCTGTTTATTTAAGTGGGAGATAAATAGGAATAATCAATCTGGTATATATACCTATTTAAGCTATACTAAGTAGTTATCGCTACACTTTAATTGATATCTTGTTAGTATTGCCCAGCCTCCCATGCTGGGCTTTTTTTATTCCATGCATTCTTGTTTGATATAATCCTGCAACCCTTTAATCATCTGTTCTGACTCTGCAATTCGCTCTCTGAGTAGCCAATAATTTCTGACAGCGGAGTCAGTAGGTCTGGCGGTGGTTGCATCATCCATGCCGGAGGTTGAATTGGTTTCGTCTTTCGGACAACTGGCTCGGATGTACACCCGTTCAGGATTACGCTCACTAATATCACGCAAGCGACTAATTTCATTCTTTGCATTAACAAGCTCCTGTGTGTGCCTTGTATCAAGTTGATTTAGTCGCTCTATGCGTGCTTGATAGTCAATATTGATATCCTTCTGCTCTTCGAGTGCGGTAGTCAGTTCTTTGTTGTTTTCTGTCAGTGAATTAATCCTATTAGCTTGCCAGTTAATCACCCAATAACTACCCACGATAATGCCTACCATCGCAATGACGGCATAGAGTTTTCCGTATTTCATGATTAGTACCGATGAT